CTTCGATAAATCTGTATTTCTTTTCCTCTTCAGCTATGTTCTTCGATGACCTTGTGTAAGCGATGCGTTTTTGTTTGACGTGCAGGATACCCGGCATGATCTCTTTCTTTTCGGCCATCACCGCTGATACCTTTAAGCGCCTGAGTTGAAGCACATATTCTTTGTCGTGGTCGCAGTACATCACCTGACCTGACTTGTAGCCGTTCTCTATGGCGTGTTCCTGAATAGCTGCCGGGCTTAGTCCGGTAATGTATGCGCATTCATGCACGATGTAATCCCACTCCATGCCCGGCTTCATTACATAGACCTTGACTAATGCCGTCGGGTCATTGGTATATCCAAAGTCACACCCCCAAATGACATTGGACACGTCCTCCATCTTAACCGAATCCACTACCCCGAAATGATAAACCGCACCCGACAAACGGCCCGTTAAGCCTCTGGCATAAACCTTCCATAATTCAGGGTCTTGTATGCGCTCTATTGAATCCCTAATATCCTGCGGTAAGTATGAGTTATGAACGTGCCATGACCTGATGACCTTAACAGATGGGTATTCGGTTTTGTTCTCAATTATCCTTTCATGCACCCAAAACCGAAATGAAGGGTTATAGTCTAAATACGTCCTTACATAGGTCCTCATGTTGGCCTCAAAGAAAAGCATATAGTCCACCCTTGTAGCCTCATTTAAGTACAAGATATGGCGCTTACCTCCTTTGGCTTGTTCAGCGTTCTCAAATGATTTAAACTCGATTATAGTGCCGTTCTTGAATGTATAGACGCGGTCCGATTTGTTGAAGTCCTTAACGCTTCGTTTTACCAACGGATTATTCGCCACAAGTTCGGCCATGATACGCATGGTATCTTCTTTTAGCTTCGGGACCGTATTACTAACCACCGTTATGACATAGTTAGGGGCTGCCATTGCAATGGTTACAAGTACCTGCATAATGCAGTACGATTTACCTGAAGATGTACCGCCTTGATTAATTACGATTCTCTCCGGGGCAAATAGATTTGCGTAATAAAGCGGATCGGGTTGTTTGACAAATGGGCTATGCGTCTGCTCCATCCGTATTATTTGGAAACTCAAGTTTTAAGCCAACAGGGGCAATGATGTTAAGTTGTGCAACGTCTTTGCCTTCGGAGTCGGTGTTGGCTATTTTGGCGGGGGCATAGTCCCCATCTATTTTTGCCAAATAGTCCAAAGCCTTCAATTGGTCGCTTGGCGATGGCATTATGATTTGCCCCTCTACCCGCTTGGCTTTGCCCAATGCTATATTTTCAGCTATCTTCATTCGTGCGTATTTGTCCAATACAAGCGATTTGGCGGCCTCCGTTTCCGTCCTGATGCTTTCCTCTGCTTTTTGTTTATTAACTGATTCTCTGTGCGCTGAATACTCCTCATTTGCAGATTTCCAATACCTTACAAACGTCTGTTCGGTTAACTCAAATTTACTAACGAAAGCTAACATAACTTCCTTATACTGAACATTTCCTTTATTCAGTTCATCAATAATGAAGTCTATGTATTGCCTTTTATTTGGTTTCATTGATTATTCTTTTTAATTCATTAATCATATTCTGCCTAAGTAATGGCTCTGATAATCTCCATGTCTTTTGTATTGCAAGATGTTTTTCAAAATCCTTGTTGCAATAATCTATTTTATCCTGTAATGACTGATAATCTGATACAACATAGTCCATTATCTGTTCCTCGAAGTGCGCTATCTCTGATTTTCTTATGGTATTCAAACAATTAATATCAAAAAAAACTACCACATTACAGAACCCGGCCTCATACCACCTATTAGCTAAATTATTGAATACGTTATGCGTGTACTTATCCTCAATATATAATGAATATCTGAATAGGTTTAATGTTTCCTTTTTCGGTGTCCATGATATAGTATCTAAGTATTTGGGTTTGCATCCTTCGTGCTTAAACTTTTTCATGTTCTTTGTAGACGTGCTTAGATAAATACCATTCTGAATATACTTCTTAAAATATTCAGCCCTGTCCTCACGCCAACGCCCGTAATAAATGCAATCGTATTTTTTATCTGTTAATTTGTTTGGAGCTTTTGTAATAAGTAGGTTTAGATTTAATTCGTGTTGAGTATCTATTAATTTTCTGTTTTCTTTTTTATTGTAGTTTTTTATTAAATTATATTTAATTTTATTCCTATTACAAATATAAAATAATGCAGGGTAATCATTTTGCTCGTACTCTCCAACTAACCAAAATAATCTATAATTAATTGATTTATTTATAAATTCTATTTGTTTTTCTATTTCTGAATTTCTACCTGCAAATCCAAATATAAACACATCATATTGTTTATTATTATTAATTAATTGGTCTGTTGAATAATAAAAATCAGCATTTAATTCTTTTTGCAATAATAGCATATTACGCATATTTACGGCCGTAAAATTACTTCCTATCTTAGTGCCGACCTTGATGTCTAATAATGCTATTCTCATAATCCAGCTTTTATTATGAAGTCTGCATAAGATAGCTTTTTTGAAGGCGTATTAAGTTTAGTTTGTAATTGCTCTAATTCTGCAATATTTGTACATTCAATTGTAAATTTTACCGATTCATTGAATTTGCTTACTTCTTCAATATCATCAATATCAGAATTAAATATATCAACTTCCACCCCAAGTTCTTCAATATCCAAATCATATTCCACAGCAATTTCTTCAATGAGTTCAGTATCAAGGTCGATATTCTGCTTCGATGTCGTGTTTGCCAATATCTGAGCCTTGTAGTATAATTCGGTGTTATCCTCGATGTCATCCCTTACGATTACGGGGTACTCATTATCCGATAAATGTACTTCCTTTGGCTTTTTACCCTGTTTATCAAACGTGGCCTTTCTTGCATGACCGCTGATTATTGTCCCTTCCTTTGTAACTGATATGGATTCAATCACACCGACTTCATTGATTGATTTCTCAAGCAATTGCATCCCCTTGTCGGTGTGTCGGTTTGTATTCCGTTTGCTGGGCGTTATCTTCATACACCCGCAAATATACACAATATTTATTTAAACCAAACAAGCCCCTAAAAAAGGGCCTGTTCAGAAATTGATAAAACAACATGAAAACGGATCAGGGCAAAGGTAATTAATAAATCCAAATAATACAAATCAAATCTAATACCATTGCGATATAAATAAAATAATTGATTTCGATGTATAGGTTACGTTTCATCTTCTTTTCATTGTGTTCAATTACCGGAACGGCTGCGAAAAGTAGCAGCATGATTGTTAGGAGGAGTTTCATGTGATTATTTGTTTTGATGGTTTAATATTTGTTACCCTTCGCCTTTTTGTACCGTATCAGCAGGGAATGCTGGCTTTGATACTTCTTCAACGCTCAACAATAGATAGTCAATGACTGATTTTATTCTTTCAAATCGGCCTTTATGGTATTCATGTATTGCTACCATTTCGCACATTTCAGGCTTTCTTCCATTGTCGAAATGCTCATCTTGCGGGTATTTTGCTAAATGCATTGATAATTCCATCTCTTTGCATAGGATTTCGACCGCTTCTTTTACGGATTCTTTTGATAGTTTGTTCATGGGTTATTGTTTTATTTTTATGGTCTGTTATGGCCTTGCGGATTATTGATTGGATGGGCATGGGGGTGGTGGAATGGGTGTTAATGAATTGCTTTATACTTTTACTAAATCATCAAAATTCAACCAATGCAACCAACTTATGCTTTTTCTACTATCATTAGTCCCGCATACTCGTACCAGTTTTCTTCTTTTCTTAATTGTATGTGCTTTTACAAAATATTCCTTCCATTTATAAATACCACCTATAACGGGAGTTATTACCATTTTTTCAGCATAAATGCCTTCACTTAATTCTGTAAGCTTCTTCATTGCCCCAACACTATCCGCCCCCAAATATTCTTCAATCATATCGCTTTCTAACCACCAACCGTCACTTCTATGATACCATATTTTGGGCTTATTAAACCCTATTTGTTCTGCATACTTTTCAAGTTTCTTTGCTGAGTATTTTGTCATCTTATACCAAATGGTGCTAACGCCTGTTGAAAAATTGGGTGCATATTAGAAGTGGAGGTTTTCGCCTCCAGCTTCTTTTTTTTATCTAAGAACTTTGCCCAAAGTTTTAAGAGTGTTTTGTTGTCATCTCCAAACTCTGCATCGAGTTTTCTAAGGTCATCCATTGCTGCTTCAAGGTCTGCAATGTCTGTGCAATTGCTTACTTTCAAGTAAGGGTTGCTGTTAATTTTTTCTGTTAGTGTCATTTTCTTATTGTTTTAAATCTCCAGCAAATGTATACCATATATTCAATCTAACAAATTTATTTTTCAAAATTCTTTCAAAATATTTTGCGTCACCAAATACATATCCTCGAATGATCGGACCGTGTGGTATATCCCGCCTCCGTCACGAACCCATTGCATGAACTCCTGTTGGCTTTTGAGGTGCTTCTCATTCCGTTGCTTAGTTTCAATGTAAACGGCCCGACCCTTGTACATCCCATGCAGGTCGGCAAACCCTTTGTTTGTACTCGGTATGAACCCAACACCGACCCTATATTTACCCTCTGATGATATTCTTTTCAGTACCTTTCCGGTATAATACTCCCAAACCGCCTGACATAAGGCGTTGAAGTTATTGGTGTTAAACGCCTTCTTTGATATGCCGGGTATTCTTTCCACTAATGTAGGCACTCCGTTTTCGTCTGCTTTGTAAATATCCTGACGTTTCTTTATGACTTTTGTGGTTATCAATGGCCATGATTTCTTGAAGAATCCGACCGGCATTTGTTGCCGTCTGCGCTCATTGTAGAGTGCTTCGAATTCGGATTGGGTGATTAGGTTTATATCAGATTTGTACTGTTTTTTATCAGGTATTTCGCAATATTCTTTATATTGTTTTGTGTGCTCATATAATGGGTCAACTTTAATCTTTTTATATATTTCAAGCCATTCGCTTAAATTAACAACAATGGTTGTAAATATCTCTCCCCTATAGCTTTGTGAATTATCATTTATTGCCTTTAGCATTCCAGATAACCACTTTTTTGGTTCACCTCCTGAAATTCTATAATCATCAAATAATTCCTGCAAATAAGGTACGATTGTTTCAATCGTGAATGACTCGTTTTTTAACAGCTCAATGGCTTTTTTTATACTCATATTATAATTTTTTATAACTTTACACTTTTTTGACAAATTTGACAAAAATTTGACATCAACAATACCCTGTTTATAGGCCTTTCGGGCGAAAAGTGTCAAATTTTGACAAATTTTACATTTTTTATTTTTTTGACATTTTTTTTATTCATTTTATTTTCATTTCCAATTTGTCAACTTTACACTTTACAAATTACTTGACTGATTATCAACGCTTTACATATTACTGCGTTTTACACTTTTGACAAATTTTACAATTTTACATTTTGTCAAGTTCTTTTTTCCAATTGTAAACCGTTTGCCGGCTTACCTCAAGTTGTGAGGCTACAGATGCCGTTTTTATCTTCGGGTTTTTGCGGTACATAGCTTCAAATATTTCAAACGGTGTTCTTCCTTGATTGCTTTTCGATACCTCTTTTATTTGGGCCTCATCTCTGCTTGTTGACCTTATCTTTCGTGACATGGACGTGAAGTACTCCGCCAACCTTTCAGCCCCTAAAACGGCTTGTTTTGACACCTCCCTGATATTTACATCCGTTTCGGTAACGGAGGCATTCAGGAAGTGCAATAAAAGCGAAAAACGCGGTATATAAGATTTCATCTTTGGAAGGCCGCTTTTAGCGTATTCGTTTATCTCGTCGCTGTTCTGTTGATGGGTTATCTTGTTAAATATCCGTATCCATTCCCGTTTGGCCTCCTGTGACCAATTACATAGCATCGGGACCACTTCGCCATCCAAATCAAATTCGACCATTTCATTACGGACGGTTTCATACATTGATACCACCGCCTCCTCATACCATTGGACAATTACGGGATCGATTTCGTTTTCATTGTATTCATCAACCCGTAACTCAGGAAACGTGAGCAGCATCCTATCTACGAACCCGTTTTCTTTGTTTTCTTCGGTGTACATCGATGCCAATACACCCGGCTGTATTCCACCCAGTACCGGGATAATGGGCAAATCTACAAACGCTGACTTTGCCATTTTTCGGTTAAATGCCACCGACTTACCACTCCATGTACTTAACCAGAATTCCAAATCAGAACCCGCCCTATACTTGTTCATGTCCTTAAACCACCCGTTTAATTCATCCTTAAACACGCCAACAGATACCTTCGATTCACCATGTAATTCGACAAGTGCCTCCAATGTGATGTCGTTTGCAATGAATTGGGATTTGGTAGGTTCTTTAGCCTCCTCTGTGTATTGCTTTTCATCTTTGGTCAACTTGCTGTATTCCTCAAACTTTTTCAGGGCCTTGATATACCGCTTTACCTCCCTGCTGTTTTGCTTCAGCAGCGGGAATATAATACTATCAATGCTTGGGGTCTTACCGATTCCCGCCTGACCTACTACTGAAATCCAAACCGTCGCTATCTCACTCCAACCTGTTTTTACCTTGATGCGCATACTATTACCCACAATAACCGATAACATCCAAAGCATTGAAGCGCCCATGTAGTCAAAGCTGTGGTTCAGATACTTGTTACATTGTATCATGTATTCCTGAATTGGTGCAGGAAACACATCCAACGGAAATGCGACTTCGCTTAGGTCTTCGATTTCAGTTTTTAACTCAGGTACTTTTATTTCCTTTGTACGGCTCCCGAATCCGTCTTTGTATAGTTGTGATGCAGCGCGTGAGAAGTCCCCGTTATGGTGCTTGTAAGCGTATGCGCTAAAGGGGCTGATTAGTTTCTCATGTGGGTAAATCGTTCCGGTGCTGAATAGATACATACATCCCGAATTCTTATAAACGTACCCGCTATGTGGGCTTGTTGCCCCATGACGGCGAATGATGTATTTGTCGCTCAATTGCCTAACAATATCGAAGTCGGGGCCAATGATGTCGAATATATCGGTCTTATCATTGAAGTCCTGCCACGGGGTTACGTCTGATTTTTCGTAATGCTTTATCGGCCTTTCGGTTTCAATCGGGCGGGATTCATCAATGTAATTGAAAGTAGCGCAAATGTTCCATAGTATCTCCCTATCCTGTTTGGTTATCTCCTGAACATCATTATACCCCAATTGGCTTATTTGATTGTCATATATGAAAACATAACCACCTACACCTCTGGATTCAATAACGGCTTCGGTATGGCCCTTTAGCTTTGCTATCTTGGTATTCCCTGCTACGAATTCACAGCGGTACAAGATATGGTAACCTTGATTGCGGGTTTTGACAACTACAAATTTGCGGTCAAAGTCATCAATATTGTCTGTTAAATATGCGTATAGTTCCTGCCAAAAGGCCTGTTGTTCAGGGAGTGAGTTAAACACCTTCAAGTCAACGTCTATGACCTCAAGGCCATTGAACCCGCATACAAGCCCGACTCCGACGGTCGCCTGCATTTCTTCGCCGTCTTTCTTGATGTATCCGCCTGCGTATTGATATTGTTTTTCAAACGCTGCTTTATCAAGTGGTTTGTTTTGGCATGGCTTCCATGCATAGTTTGGGCGTTTGTTTTCGCCAACCGTTATAAGGCTATACCCGCAGTCGAAGAGCCTATAACATCGGTCTAATGTTGGTTTATTCATTATTGAAAAACTAAATGCCCGACTTACATGGTGATGGGCTGTATGTCATACAGGTTCATGCAGTCGAGCATTTAGATTAAATGTCGTTTGGAATTATTCGCCATCACACGAATTAATTGAAGCGCTAAGATAGGAATTGTTCTGGAATATTATTCATCAAATCTTTTAATTCTTTTGGAACCAGAATTATCCTGAAGTGTTTGATATACCACATTACAAAGGCCGAATCTGTTAAGTCATACAGATTGCAGCCCTTGTACTTGCAGTCGATTCTTATAATGTGTTGCATTAGAATGGCAGGTCGTTTTCAATGGGTGCTTGTTGCACTTGTGCTGGTCGTTGCACTTGTTGCACTTGTTGCATTGGCTGAGTTTGATGCTCACTTGCACCGCTTAATATGTCAACCTTCCATGCATCGAGTGAAGAAAAGTATTTGACCTCACCACTTGGCGAAGTCCAGCCACGCCCTTTGAGATTGAAGTGAACCCGCACCTGATTACCTATGCTGAACTTGTCGGCCAATTCGGTTTTAGCGTTTGCAAGTTGGAACTCATGCAGGTTTGCATATTCGGGTGCTTGGTCGTCGATTACGAATTTTCTCACGCTGAATTTTTCTGATTTCTGTTCTGTTTGGCCAATGGATATAACACGGCCTTCGATTGTGTAACTGCTCATGGTTTATGATTGTTTAATTATGATTGTTGTTTATCCCCCACATTATCGGGGTTGTTGTTGATAATATGCCACATTTACGCCTGCATCATTAATTTAGGATACGGTCTGTAAAGCAATGCAGCGCCGGGGAATGGTGGTGCGATTCCTTTAGCGGGTTCAACGGGCGGGTGAAGTTCATCCATCAATTTGAAGTAAATCAGGCCGAATCTTCGCTTAAGATATGGCTCCGTGTCGATTAAATTGTTTATCGTCTGAATGCTATAAAGTACGGTTGTGTGGTCTCTACCTTCAAGCGTTTGACCGATTGCGGCAAAAGGCATTTCGGTAAATTTCTTTGCCAACTTACAATAGATTTGGCGTGGTTCAACATATTCCCGCTTTCTTGATTTGGATTGTATTTGCGCAACGGTTACGCCCCATTCTTCGGCGACCGCATTAAGGATGTACTCCAGTTTCTGTTCGTTTGTCATATTGTTATCATTTAAAAGTTTAAAAATATGGGGCCGGCATCCTCACACCGACCCCGACCGGGATTACCCCTAACCCGGTAAATTGTCAAATACGGTCACGTCCTTATCGTGGATGGTTAAGATTTGTGGGGTTGTATTCAGGACGGTATCAATATAGTTACGGCATTCGATTACCCTGTTTTTAATCTGTTCGATTCTTTCGGGGTTGTATTCAATGTCAAACGATTTGATTCGTAATTCAATCGGAAGGTTACTAAAAGTGTGCCGTTTCAGGACTTCATCGTACAAATCCAAATCGACTTCATCCATGCCCATGTCATAGGCCTTCGATCTGGCTTCGCGTTCTACAATGAACTCAGGGGTATCAACAAGGCAATAAACTAACTTTGCGGACCGCTTGCCTGTTAAATCCATGTACACCTGTAATTGGTCATTATATTGCTCAGGCGCTGTAGTTTCGAAATACGGGAACGTGAAGCAATCCCACGATGTTTTGACATCAATCACATCATTGGCCGTTATGATGTCGGGAGTACCTGTGAAGTAATCGTTTTCGAACCAATCCGCGTTTTTGATTAACATTTGCCCGATGAAAGCAGATGTTAATTCGATTGATTGGTTTTCCTGCAATGTCCCTTTTTTGGTGTACTTAGACGAAAACTCTTTTGAGCGGCCATAGATTTGAGATAGTACCCAATCTTTGCAATAACCTTTCGCGGTTTCACCCATGCCTGTTTTTGCTCGATTATTGGTCATAATCTGATTTGCTGCGCTTGCTCTTATTTTGAACATAATAATTTTTCGTTTTCAGGGGTTAAGGAATACTTTGTTTTAATCTGTTCGATGGTGTATGAACCCGAATCAAACGCAGCCTTTGCAGCGGTCCATTGTTCGGTGTTCGGCAACAGGTCCGGTTTCTTTGGCGCCTGTGGTAATACGCGAATCGCATCATGTGTTTCACCGAATGCCCGAATCTTTTTTACGGTTAGTGTAATCCGTTGGCCTATCCATTCTTCGATAAACGATGTACCCAATGCCTTTGCGATGGCCTTCAGGTTTGTCGAATTAGCAACTAATGGTTTCACGCCATGTAATTGAACCACAGGGCATTCTTCTTGGCCTCCGTTTCCGTCATGGACCATTTCTTTTTTTACACCTGTGATTGTTGTTGTGAGGTCCTTAACGCGGCCTTCTTCGTCCATCAGGTCCCATGAACCGATGTAGTTAGGGTTTTTGAGTTTTTTAAAATGAGTTTTCATTTTTTAAAGGGGTTTTGAATTAATAATAAGCAAAGATAGTTAATGTATATCGGATATACAAATTTATTTTTGTCGCAAATTTAGCTGACTTTTGCGACGGATTTGTAAGGTCATAGGCTTACACCGCAAACTCATGTGGATGCCATGTATCTTCGTCATGCGTTGGCCTGCGTTGATTCTTTCGGACCGATTCGGCCACCGGCATTCGTGACGGCTGCCAAACTTCGATTTTATCGTTTTCAAATGTGATGTTGACAGCGCCTTTGATTCCATGAAGTATGCAGTACTGCTGCAATTCGGTTAGTTCTTCGGTTGTGGTTGCGATTGTGTTTGATATTAATTGCATGATATTTGATTTATTAATTGATTAATTGTGATTCGATCCTCCAGCCCTCTGAGCTTGTTTGTTGCGAACTTGTAAGTGCATAGGCCCTGTTTACAATCGCGGCTCAATTCAGCGCCTATCTTGTTGTATAGGTCGCATAATTGTTCATAGTCGGTGCTGCGTTTGTTCAGCAATATATGCAGTTCCATTTCGGCATCAAATCTGTTCATCATCGGGCGTGATTTTTGAGTAAGTTCCCAAAACTATAGCGGAATATATTACCGCTATTGTTAGGACTGAAAGTATTGTTATGTCTATTGGGGTCATGTGGTGTAAGGTTTAAAGGTAATTAAATATTCGACTTGTTATAAACATCCTCGCATATTTCGTAGGCCCGGTAAATGTGCGCCCTGAATTCGTTTGCGCTGATTTCTTCATGCTTATAAGATAGCACTTCTTTAGCGCTGTTTCTCTGTTCGATTTGACCCGCCTTGAAGGTCGGGCCATCCCAAACATGGGCGCAGATAACTTCCGTTTCTGATACGATCTTGCAGCATTGGAATTCGCTTAATCGGATGTAGTGGGGTAATTCGATTTCTCTTTCTTGAGTTGTTGTTGTTGTTGTTTTTACTTGAATTTTCATTTGTTTTATTTTTAAGTGGTTTATCAATTATCTATCTTGCCAATCAGTCCGCTGTTGGTCATCATCAAGGCTGTTATCGTTTGCCACGTGCCACTCATAATCCCAATCGATGGAGTCGATTATATCTCTAAAGGCTTCGTCATTGACTTCGGCAAGGATGTAGGATAAGTCACCGACAAATTTGCGGTCGATATACAAATCAATTGCGAAATGCTCGTGTGAAAGGTCATAGGCTTCGCGCGGGCTGCTTACGTTGCAGCTAATCACGATTTCCTGTAGTTGGTTTTTACCGCCTTGTTTAAGTGGTCTGAATTTCTGAAATGATGTTTGAATTCTCATGTTATTGGGGTTTTAGAAATTGATTGAAAGATTGTTTTTGGAAGCAAAGGCCCGTAATGAATGAATAACCATATCTGTTGCTTTGCGTGTAATGGTCAATGTATTGCCTTTGATATGGCCATAGGTTACGCGTGACATCTTAACGATTACGCTGTTTGTAGAGTTGCTGATTTGAGCGCTTACTTTGTTTGTGTTTTGTAACGTGTTCATGTTATTGGGGTTTTTATTGTTTGTGATAGCAAAGATATATCGTGTATATATTCGTAGTTCAACTATATTGTTACCGAATTGTTAATATTAGTTAATAGTGTGTATATTGAAAATATGGTGTATATTTGCAAAAAAAGAATAGTATGCAAGAAACACAACGCAAAAACATAGACATCCCGCGCCCCGTATTGGAAGCAATTGAAATCATCGGACTGAAAGAGAAGCCAAACGGCAACAAGTACCCGAAACACATCATTGAGGAACTGTGTATTGATTACACGATTAATGCCGGATATGTGAAGCGGGATAAGGCGGGTAATTTAGTGAGGACTAATAAATAAAAAGCTATGTTCAATATATCAGTAAGACGAGCGACCGAAACAGACTATGGCTTAGTTGCAATAAACGGCAAAGTTTTAGAGTTCACAACAAAAGAAGAAGCGAGGCAATGGGCCATTGATAACATAGAAGGTAAATCTATGTTCATTGTTAGTTGGTTTGTTTCACAGGCTTAAACAAAAATATAATACCCATGCACTTCAACAACCTAAAAGAATTCCTCGAAAGCGGACTGAGCCAAAAGCAGTACGCCATAAGTCAAGGCATAAGCGTCACCGGGATGGCCGATAGATTAACCCGAGAAATGAAGCGGTTGTTAAATACAAACGTAATCGAAGCCAAACGGATCGTTGGCGAAGTATCCATGCATATTGATGACGTAAAGCGGAATCGGGCTAATTGGCTCAAAGCGATTGAAGCCTATGACCAAACAATGTGCGCCCCCGTTGACATCAAAACCGATAACCGAAAGATAAGTGAATTGACCGTTAGTGAGTTTGTTGGGGTGATGATGAAGGTGATGGGGAATGACCGCTAACGAACAGGGCTTTGCGATGCCCTTGAAATAGAATTACGTCAGCTCAATAGCGAAATATTATGAAGTTAAATAGAATTACAAATGTTGATAGCGGTTACATCTGCAAGGGTATTGCAAAACCCCTTGTTAACCGCCGTTTATGGTCTGATGATGAACGCAAAATAATGTCAGAAATGTATGCAGATAATTATACAGAAACTATTTGCAATATTTTAAATCGTTCTTATTGCTCTGTGTCAAACAAAGCATTTTTAATGGGCTTAAAAAAGTCAAATGATTTTATGAAAATGGAACTTGAAAAACAAGCTGAAAGACTAAAAATAGTTGGTGTTGCTGGTAGATATAAAAAAGGAAGAGAACCTGAAAATAAAGGAAAACAGATGCCTAAAGAATTATATGAAAAGGTTAAGCGTACAATGTTTAAAAAAGGGCAAATACCACATAACTCATATAACGATTGGAACGAAGTATTAAGAACCGATAAAGCAGGTAAAAAGTATTGGTTAATAAAATTGCCTAATGAACGAAAATTAAAACCAAAACATATTTGGCTTTGGGAAACGAAAAACGGTAAAGTAGAAAAAGGATTTAATGTGGTTTTTAAAGACGGTAACCAATTGAACTGCATTATTGAAAACCTTGAATGTATAAGCAATGCCGAACTAATGCAACGCAATACCATACATCGTTTTCCTGCTGAATTAAAAAGTACAATAAGATTAGTTAACAAATTAAAACGAAATATAAATGCCAAAGAACAAAATTGAAGATTTAAGAAACCACTTGTTTGCAACTTTAGAAGCCTTACAAGATGAAGACAAACCTATGGAAATTGATAGGGCCAAAACTATTGCAGATGTGGCACAGGTAATTGTCAATAGTGCAAAAATTGAGGTTGATTTTATCCGTGCTACTGGTAGAAGTCAAGGTACAGGATTTATACCTGATGAACGTCTGCTAAATGGCTGCTAACGGTTTGCAGATAAGCGATGGCACAAATAGCGGTGGCATTCTGCGGTTGGATTTGGGCTTTTGCTTATGTGCTGTTATAACCAATGCTTTTGATATGTAAAGAAAAGTGCCAAAACCTATACACGTTGTAAAAACATATAAAGAAAACATCAAATATAAATATGGAACACGAAACATCAATAAACCAAGAAACCCAGCCATCTTGTTTAGGTGATGTTAGCAGACGTTTGTCAGATGAGCAAATTGAATTGGTAGCTAATATCTTTTCAAAAGGCAATGAACACCTGTTAGCCGATATGGAAGTAGAATGGCTACTAAGCCACGCTTTTCAATTAGGAGCAAAGTTTCATAGGGATTTTACAAATGGCTTATAACGGCTACGGCTATGTGCAGTAGCGGATTTGAAACACAAAACTTTAAATATAGAACGAATGACGATAGTAGAACAAATTTTGAATAACGCACCGAAACCGCTATTGCATATAGCCGATGTTAGTGGCAGTGCTTTGTTTAATGCTGATTGTATGGATATTTTACCTCTTATTCCTGATAAATCGGTTCAACTTATTTTGGCTGATTTGCCTTATGGAACAACAGAAGCCAAATGGGATTGTATTATTCCAATGGATGCTTTATGGAATGAATATAAAAGAATTATAGTTGATGGGGGTGCGATAATATTAACAGCAAGAGAGCCATTCACAAGTAAACTGGTAATTTCTAATTTGAAAGGGTATAAGCATAAATGGATATGGAACAAAAAACAAAGTGGAAGTTTTGCAAATGCTAAATTTATGCCATTGCAAATAGAAGAAGATATTTTAGTTTTTACTAAAAATGGAGAAAAGGTTAATTACTATCCACAAATGAGAAAAGGTAAAATGCGAAAAAAAGGTGGTAGTAAAAAGCAAATTGAAACAATGAGTAAATTTATTCAGCCAGAATTTTTCAAATATTCTGATGATTATTACCCTGTAAATATTTTAGAAGATTACCCTAATTGCTCAAATAAGGCAAACAATATGCACCCAACTCAAAAGCCATTAGATTTGATGAAATATTTAATACTTACTTATTCAAATGAGGGTGAACTTGTTTTGGATAACACAATGGGAGTAGGCACAACTTGTTTGGGAGCAAAGGAGTTGAACCGTTCTTTTATTGGAATTGAAAAAGAGGTAAAATATTATGATTTGGCAGTTGCTCGTGTGTTCGGGTAGCATTGCCACTAACTCCCAAATACACGCAATACCCTGCGTCTATTCATCGTCCGAAATACCCTACATTAACCCGATTTATGACCGACAATGTAGGGTTAATCAATCAATACATGAATGATTGATGATGCATTCATTAATCACCTTCCTGTCCTCATAGTAATTGAAACTTATAAACCCGCTTATACCTTGTTGGAAGTTTACTTGCACCCATGATGATGATGGACTTAATGCCGGGTAGTTGTAATAGTTGAATCGTTGAGCGGTGCTGCTATCAAACAAGTATTGGTGTGAATCTCCTTTGCTAAATTCGATAACTCCATTTAGTCCATTTCGATCGAGGTAGTTATCAATTTTGTTTTCCTGTATCTTATCCAATTTCGGTTTGAATCCAAACTTTAAAGAGACCGAATCTTTGCCATGACTGATGACAAATGTGTACTTCCCGACCTTGTAAAAATCAATGAACTTTCTGATATTAACTACCTCAACATTTGGGAGCATCATTTCAATGGCTGTTTTAAATGCTGAATTGAGAATGTACCCAAAACTACCTGCGTGATTGTCCTCGCATACATTGTGGCAAATGATATTATCGTAATACGGAGCTAACGATTGAACCAATTTAATCTTAAACCTCAATCCAACATCAAACGCTTTCTGATTGTCCATGTTTTGCGGTAAATGATGTCCTTTTCGCACCGTTTGCGCATCGTAGCCATCCAAAAAATCTCCTAAGTCATCAATGTATAAAACCTTTGATTTTCTGTTTAAAATGGTGTGTTGAATCATCTTGTCGCACATCTTGTTCAGTTCATGTTCATCCCACAAACCGCCGTACAAACTATAATCGGTTACCATCATCCCAACGTGCGTATCGGTGTAAACTAAGCGGTCAAATAAGGCCGTTTCAACTGATGGTTGCTTCTTATACTGCAGCGGTTTTATCTTTCCAAATAACGCCTTAAAATCAATATCTTCAACTCTTAATTCACCCGCCTCCCGATAGTTCGGATTAACTACAAAAAGTGATGCCTCCTTGTTTTTAATCCACATATTTTTAGTGGAGGTATTCGGGACATCAAGATTATTTGTCGCATTGTATATCCCTTCATGCTCATCTAACAACCGCTTTTCATGTCGGGCTATAAATCGCCTGAACCCTCTTACTATCGGGTCTTCATCCCTTTTGGCTTTTGTGTTTAGGATTTTCTCTACTATCTTATAATGGGGCATGCCTTGCCGTAGCAATTCGGCTATCTGAGCGTCGTATTGATAATAGTCTATTGGTTTGTATGACATAGGGTAATTTTACCGACCTCTGTTATTTTTTGTCCTCTCATATCCGTTATCAATTAAA